AGCCAGCAGGCAGTATCCGGTACAGGCCGCGTTGCTCCATGCGCCATTCAGCGCAAGTGCTTCAAACAAAGAAATCTGTTCCTCATGGGTCATAGCTACAAACTTTCTCTTGTACTTGATTTCCAGCCGGAAATAAGTTACACTAAAAAACGATGATGCAGCCTTTCCTTGAAGCGGTTCGGCGCATCGCACCTTTCGGCATCGTCCTGCTGCAACGGGACGGTGCCTTTTTATTTGTCAAATCGGACCCGGATTGCCATGCGAAACGGCCTTATGCTTTTCCGAAGTCCTTTTTGTGCTCATTCCTGTGTGTGTAGATTCGTAAGCCTGCACTCCTGCCCACGGCACAAGCCGCGTTCTCTCGCCGACACTAACGAGTTCTCCAAACTCTCCGGCAGCCATCTTGCTGCGAATCGTGGCGCATGATACCCCGTACCGCTCTGCAAGCTCTTTTGCAGTGTACAGTTCTTTGTGTCCTGCGCTCAGGCGCTCAGTTAATTTATCAGCCAGAATGTCAAGCAGTCTATCAACCATTTCGTCCACCAAATTCACCTCCCCCACTTGTTGATGTGGCATCTTCAAAATCAAATCGTCCGCCGGGAGCGCTCAAACGCTTTGATGTCTTCAGCGCTGACCCTGTACTCCTTTCCGATTTTGATTGCACCGAGCTTCTTCTTACGAATCCACTCCCATACGGTAATGATCTGAACACCGTACCGTTCTGCTACATCCTTGCAGGTATACAGTTCCCCCATGAACGTCCTCCTTTCTTTGTATAGATTTATAGTTGTGTTTTGTTTGGTTTTGTGATATGATAATAGTGCAAATCAAACAAATCACAAAACCACCTGTCCATATCACACAAAGCAGTTTTGTTTGTTGTGTGTTTTGTGTGGTATGGCTATACTATACCACGCATTTTGTTTGGTGTCAACGGCACTTTGCGTGTTTTGTGTGGTTTTGTCTTTTATGCACAAAATCAGGCGGTGTAGTATGGATATATTGTTAGAAAGAATCATTGAGTGCATCGGGCCGCGGCACGGTGCTAAGAAAGAACTTGCGGAGCATCTTGGGATTCACCCCAACGTCATCACAAACTGGCTGAATGGGCGTAACAAATCCTATCGGCGCTATGTGAATGAAATTGCTGATTTTTACGGTGTTTCCGTTGATTACCTCTTAGGGAATGCCGATTCAAAAGAAAAACAGCCTGACTCTCAAAATGAGAATCAGGCTGTCAAGGATGAACTGATTGCCTTTTATGGGGATGTAAAGGATGATCTTACCCCCGATGATATTGACGATCTTATGGTCGCTATGCGCGCAAAGGCCGAGCGGAACAAAAAAAAGAAATCAGGTGTGTAATGCATGAACACAGCCGTTTGCTGTATGTATGATGATCTGGAAGCTTTGAACGTAGACGTTGTGGATGTTAAACTCAAAAACAATTTCGCAATCGCGTTCTTTGACAATTTCCTTGTCATTGATCGCAGCAAATGCAAGACCGCCGCACAGGAACGCACTGTGCTGGCGCATGAAGCAGGGCATTACATGAGCGGTGCTTTTTACCGCGCTTATAGTCCATTTGAAGTCAAAGAACAGGCAGAGCATCGGGCATTTGCCGCATCTGTCGAAAAGTATCTCCCTGTCAACGAAATCCTGAATTGCTACAAGATGGGCATGACAGAAAATTGGGAGATTTCCGAATATTTCAACCTTGAAGAAGAATTTGTTGAAAAAGCAGTACATTATTGGACTGATTGCAAAGGCATAGATTTTAATTGTTTATAAAACGAAAAAACGCCCCCGGTGCTACCAACACCGAGAGCGTTCAAATAGATTGGCTTACTCAAAAAGAGCAGTCACAACCGACACTGTGATTATACCTCTTTTGGGTAGGCTTGTCAAAGTGTACCCAAAGGAGGTTATTTTATTATGGCAAGACTCAAAAAAAGAAAAGATGGCCGCTATCAACGCAAGGTGACATTGTCCAACGGAAAACAGAAATTTGTATACGGCAAAACGATTGCTGAAGTCAATGCCGCTGCAAATGCACTAATGAACCAAGATACCGCCGGGCTTGAAGTTGGAGATCACACATTGGTGGGCGAGTGGGCAAAAATTTGGTTGAAAAACTATAAATCCGATTTACGGGCCGCTACCATCAAAATGTACCGGGATAGCTATAATCTCCACATCATGGAACAGATCGGATACATGGAACTCCGAAACGTAAAACCAGTTCACATCCGACAGGTTATGGCCAGCGTTGCATCCAGATCGGAAAGCCTGCAACGTAAAGTTCTTCTGACTATGCGCCAGCTTTTTGAGGAAGCACGTTTGAATCATCTGATTATTGATAATCCTACTGAGGGTATCAAAATCACCCCTCACGCTAAAGCGGAAAAGAAAAAGGCTCTGCTTCCCGATGAGGTCGATATTCTGATGAGTGTAGTCGTAGAACCACGCGCCCGCGTATTCTGCGCCCTCTGTCTGTACTGCGGGCTTCGCAAGGAAGAAGCGCTTGGGTTGCAATGGTCGGACATTCAAAGCAACTCTCTGACCGTCCGGCGTGCTATGACCTTTCTGAACAATCAGCAAGATCCCGTAGATGAACTCAAAACAAAAGCTGCGCACAGGGTCATTCCTATCCCGGACAAGCTCAGAGCCATCTTGCTTGATACACCACACTTGAGCCGATATATTGTCCCTGCCTCCAATGGCGGGGATATGACCCTCTCCGCATTCACCCGAATGTGGAATTCTCACGTTGTTTCCCTTGTGCCTTTTCCTCTGCATCCCCACATGCTGCGGCATACCTACGCAACGACACTTTATCGTGCAAGGGTAGACTTACGCACGGCACAAAAACTAATGGGACACAGCAGCATTCAGGTCACCGCCGATATTTATACTCATCTGGAACAAGAGGATTCACTCCATGTTGCCGATAAACTCAACGAGTATCTTTCCGGCAAATCTGAGAACTCCGTGAAAAGTAGTCAAAAAGTAGTCAAGCTCGCCATCTGATACAAAAAAAGAAGCCACACAGCACGTTTTTCAACGCTACTGTGTGGCTTTTCTGGTGCACCTCCAGGGACTCGAACCCTGGGCCCACTGATTAAGAGTCATTCCAGCCCGCACTCCATTGGTGCAAAAGCAAAAATAAACAACGAATATACGCTATTCTACAAAGGACTGCGCAAATACGAAAAAGCACCGTGGTAGTCAATCGGTAGTCACACTCGCCCTCAAATCGAAAATATCAAAATACGATACCAAATATCATTTTGCTGATATAGATTATCCTTTTATGCTACACTCTCCGCAAAGGAGATATGGCTGATGTTAAGGATTTTGTTGTCCGTCCGCTTAGGCGAAAAGCGATGGACTCAGAAGCAACTTGCAGACGCAACTGGAATCCGGCGAAACACAATCAATGATCTTTACCATGAGATGACCGACCGGGTATCTTTGGAACAGCTTGATTTGATTTGCAAAGCCTTGGACTGCAAAATCTCCGATCTTCTGGTTCAAGAAGAAGATTTGGATGATTTGACCCGAAGCAGGCTTGCAACGCCACGGTGCAGATCCATAACGTCCGACAAGTAAGTTATCCCCTTTCCCCGGACACTTCGGTGTCTGGGGACTTTTTTTGCCCAAAATCTTCCTCATCCAAATATACAATCCGCAATTCCGCTTCAATCTCAATACATCCAGCAGGGCGATAAATAAATTTATTTTATTTATATTTTCATGTTTTTGCTGTTGTCTTTTTCTTAAAGATGGAGGATACTATAATCACAGCAAGGGAGTACGACCGGAAGGCAAGGGGCGAAGTAAGAGCCGGGAGCGCAGTAAGTCGTGAGCGCATGCTAAGTCAGTAACCCACTCCCCTGCTGCTTTTTATTTTATCTTTTCAGCCAAAGAAAGAGAGGGCATTATGAAAAAGTTTGATCTGTCCGCCATCATGTGCAAGGCATGGAAGCTGTATCGCAAGGGCGTGGGCAGTTTTGCCGAAGCTCTGCACCGGGCATGGAACAGCGCAAAGGCCGCCCCGATCAACGCCCAGCGCATCGAGGAAGCCCAGCAGGCCGCCGGGGTGGCCGAGCCTGTGAACACATGGGCAGGATGGAAAGCCGCCGGGTACATGGTGGAGCATGGCGCAAAGGCTCTGTTTCAGGCGGTGCTTATCCACAGCAGCAAGGGGGACGGCCAAACCTACAGGGCATCATTCTTCGGCGCTTCTCAGGTCAAACAACTACCCTCTGACTAAAGGAACAGCCGCCAGCATTACGATGTTTGCTGGCGGCTGTTCCTTTTATTTTTCCTGTTCATCATCGCTGAGATATATGCACTGACCGTCCGGCATCACAAAAGCCAGCTTACATCCGCATAATTCTGCCACTTTGAGAAGATCACTGGCAAACCAACTATTTTTCCTAATTTTATTATTTACAGCCTGATTGCTGCTCATTCCCAAAACGCTTGTCAGTTCGGCCTGTTTCTTTCCTGACATTGCCAAGAGACCCTTGATAACATCCGAAACACTCATAATGTCAACACCTCCTTGTTGATTATAAGAATACATCTTTTTGAGCTATTTGTCAACCAAAAATATTTGCAACGAAATCAAAAAAGTTTATCTTTTTCATTGACAAGTAAATCAAAAAGATGTATAATATAGGTGTCAGGAGGAGCGGGAAGCTCACCGGAAAGGAGAACAGACCGATGGATGAAAAAGTAAAAGCTCTGAAAGAGCTGCTGGAAATCTTGGTCGAACATCCCGATCTTGCAGAGCGGATAACGATCACGATTAAACCCAACAGAATCATTCAGAGCAACGAGACCCCCACGGATAACAAGTAATCCGTAAGAGCAGGGCGGCGGGTAGGAGCCGCCGCCCTCGCTTTTTAATTATAACCACCCACCGATGAAAAATCAAGGAGAATATATATGAACAGAGAGCGCAGAAAGGCCCTGCAGGCCATCGTTGACCAGCTTGAAACCCTCCAGATGCAGCTTGAGGAAATCCAGACCGAGGAAGAAGAATACCGGGACAACATCCCTGAAAACTTCCAGAGCGGCGAGCGGTACGAGCGTACCGAGGAAATCTGTGAAAGCCTGTCCGATGCGGTAAGCAGTCTGGAAGATGCCACCAGCAGCATTGAAGAAGCGATTGAGTAAGGAGAAGCGCCATGACCATCCGTGAATTTGCAAAGCTGAACAGCTTCCCCATCAAGGGCAAGCTGACCCGCATTCCTGATGAGGTCGAATACGACTTCAACGACCGACCGCACAACTGCAAGCGGTACGTTGACGAAGATTTCAATGAATACGGCATCCATGAGGACGGCTTTATTGTTGCCATCCCCTGTGAAAAGGCTTGGGGGTTCAGCACCAAAGAGAAATCCCGGATTGCCGCCATGATTGAAAAAGAGCGTCAGGAAGCCGCAGAGCGCCGGATGTTCGGTGATTGATAGGAATTGAATGCTTACACTTGAGCAAGCGCTTCAGCACGGTGTCGCCGTCGGTGTTAAATACTATGTGAAAAACAGCTATGACAAAATCGTTGGCGGAACCTGCACAGAAGAGCAGGCGCTTTCCATGAAGAAGCGCCTTGAGGAAGAAGACAAGCACAACCCTTGGACAAAAGGATCCACCCGCTTTTACATTACCAAAATAGAATGAGGTTTACTATGAATGATTTGGAGCAGGCTCTCCGCATCCTGCGCGGAAGCAAACAATATAATTTCAATGGCACGGTTTTGACGGTGATCGGCTATTATACCGGAAAGCGCATTTCCCTTGATTTGGGCAAGCTGGATGCGGATATGCTGGAAGCCCTCACCCCAGATGAGGAAGCCGATGACGGCGACATTTGGTAGTTTACAAACAAAAAAATCCCCCTGCACTGGCCAATGAAGTCAATGCAGGGGGATTTTGTATGCCGCCGGGGCTGCGAAATGTAAAAATCAAGAGTGGAACATCTTTTTCAAGATATGCCGCTCTCTACAAAAGCCCTAGCTTTTCAAGTGGTTCTATTTTAGCTGGC